AATACGTTTCATAATGCAACCCCTAAAAGAAAAACCCCATCGAAAGGGGATAACGATGGGGTTTTGGACCTGAGCATTAGGCTCATCTTCGGTAGTCCAACCGGTGAAAGAATAATATCAAGCATGGGCGTTTTTGGCAAGTTCCTTATAAATCCATTGGGAAGCCTTAAAAGTACCCATTTCTTTCCATAAATCATTGAAATCCATACCTTTTTCAGGTGGCATAAGCCATTTATGACCTGATTCTACGGCTACTTTTTTACCTGTATTGGACGAGTCATTGTCTGCCATAACGGTGCAAGTGGGAATTCTCCCACCCATGTTCTTCATGTTCCCTGCGCTAAAACACACTAGGATGCGATAAGGGACGCGCAAAGCCTTTAGACATACTTGGAGGCTTAGTCCTGTGGCAAATCCCTCCACAAGCCATGTGTCACGCCCAGAGCCTAAAGAAAATACCGCCTCCGAACAGCGTTGCCCATAAATAAACCTTTTGTCACCGTCTATGGTGATGGTCTGGCATCCAACTAAACCATTTCCAACGTACATGGGGACGAGAAGTAAAGGCTGTTCGGCTTCTTTTCGTAAGACATTGTAAGCAAGTTCCTTGAACCCTTTTCCGTCAAGGTAGGCGTGTTGTTCAAGACGAGAACCCGCCAACATCTCATGCGCTTTGCGAACCGCCAGTAACTGCCGTTTTTTCCGGTCATCCTGCGACTTTCTAATTGCTTTCTGTATTTCACGCTTATCCTCCTTGCCATCACCAAACCATAAAGAAGGTTCCGTCATGGTAGCCCAATTCTTTACCCACCCAAACGACCCTGTAAACAGATAAGCCCCGTTTCGTTTTTGGGGATGGTCTTCGGTAGGGGTTCTGATTAACTTACCTATCGTCAGATAAGACATAATCAACCCATGTTGCTGTGCAAAGTTCATAAACTCAATCACGCTGCCCTCCTCCTTGCCCATTTTATTGCTGAATGTGTGATAAATCCCAAAACCTCATGGCTAGGTGGAATGGCTGTTTCTGACAATCCTCTAGGCCATACCCCGAACTTTTCCCTATATTTGTTGGCGCACCATCCTTCTTTATAGCCTTTGGAACGGCCATAATAAAGCAGTTGGGAATACCATAACTGCTTGGTGTCTTTTGGTGCGGACTTCATCATATCCAGTTCTAATATCTCCGCACTCACCTCTACTACCGAATTTCTTCGTACCATGACATGACCGCAATTAGGGCAGGTATCCGACCCTTTAGGCCATAGGTGATGACATTTTGGGCATTGAGCGTCTTTCTTCTCATGTTCGGTCAGCTCTCGCTGCGCTTTGTCGGAATGTTGGTCTAGTTGGTGAACGCCATCGGTATAGATGGAATCCCAAGCGTCACGAAAACGAAGATAATTACCAGAATGGCATATCCAAGTACCATATTTTTTACCTTCATGGACGCGCATAATGCGCCCCATTTGTTGAACATGGGAAGACAGCGATTTTGAGAATGGTCTTGCTGAAATCCCAATCATTACATCAGGTTGGTCAAAACCTTTAGTCAAAATATCAGTGGCTATAAGTCCGTTAATATCTGTGTCAGGTTTTGAGAATTCGTGCATGACTTCAGCTTTGTATTCGTCATCGTCTCTGTAACTAATGCTGACAAAGTTATATCCGGCTTCACGGAAACGATTTGACAAATCTTCTCCGTGGGCAACTCCTGCACAAAACACAATAGTTTTTCTTGGCTCTCCATATATATCGTGAGTTTTCTTGACCCATTCAGCCACAATGTCACCCGATATTCTGACTCCTCTTTCTGTAACATCTTTTTCGCTCCATTCTCCGGCAATCTTTTTAGCCCCCGTCATGTCTATTTCTTGCGCTACAAATACTTTGAGCGGGGACAGCCATTTTTCATCCACCAAATTCTCGGTGGTCATTGTTGAAACAATTGATTCGTAGATATTACCCAGTCCTTTGGTGAACGGGGAAGCACTAAGACCCACAACTTTTACATCAGGACGGTTAGCTATAAATGCAGCGGTTTGCTTTCTCGTACAATGAGCCTCGTCAACAATTAAAAGGTCTAACTGTGGAAAAGAATCTCTCTTTTCAATGGTTTGCGCTGAACAGACCTGTATCCTCTCGTCAGGTCTGTGCCGCCAATGACCCGACTGCAATACGCCATGCGGGATAGAATACCTGTCTAGCCGCTCGGAGGTCTGGTTACATAAGACTATACGGTCTAAGAGCATGGCAGATCGTTTCCCTTTGGCGTGGGACGCTTCCATCATGGCTATGGCAACCTCAGTTTTTCCTGCGCCTGTGGGAGCGTATAGCATCTGGGTACGAATACCTTTGGCAAAATTTTGACGTAACTCTGCCAGACATTCTACCTGCCTTGGTCTTAGTTCTATCATACCGCTTTCTCTAGCTTTCTTAATTGAGATTGTAAGTATTTGATTTGATTCTTCAATTCAGCGTTAGCCGTCTGGAAGCTGTTACGAGATTCTTTCAAAGCGCGGTTCTCTGCTTTAAGAGATTTGATTTCGGCTCTCAACTGGTCAACATAAGCCGCTGCCAAATGCTTTTCTTCATCGTTTGTGGGCATTAAACCTATGGCGATCTGTGACTTTAGGCGGTCATTTTCTTCGAGCAAGGTTTCAATTGTTTCTTTGTCCAAATCATTCACAGCCAAAACCTGTGTCACAATTTCACTTGTTGGCTCTGGTATGTCTTTGGTTAATATAGGTTTTCTTTTTGAGGTGGGAGAATTCCCACTTAAATCTTTACGAATCTTGGCGACTAAATGGTTGGAGGCTTGGGTCTGCCGAGCTATTTCCCTATCCGACCAATCCGACCATTCAGGGTCTTTCAATAGTATTGTAATGGCTTTGGTCTTGTCCGCATTGGTTCTGCGAAGCCCGTGAGTGGCGTTAGAGCCTACGGCAAACAATATGGCATCTCTCACAGTACCTATCTTTACATCGGCTTCTATGGAGTCCACCATTGCCTTCTGGTGGGCAAAGTACCGATGGAATCCTTCTGCTAACCAAATTGACGCTCCATCGTTAAAAACCGTAATCGCTGGAAATATCTCACCTTCCATAATTTCGTTGGCATATTCCGTTACAAGTTCTTGATTTATTGATACTCTTGACTGAGTTCCACCATCAACACGAATTTTCTCTAGTTCGATTATCATTTTTTCCTCATTATTAAAATTGCTTTTTGACCTAAGTAAAAAGCGCGTTGGCGGGACACACCGAGCAAATCACCGATTGCTTGCCAGGTCGCACCTTTACTACGAAGTTTTAGAATTCTTCTTAAACGGGGTAAGGAAGATTCGCGGCTTATCTGGTTGTGGACGTTGTTCATAGTACCTCCTTAAAAGCAAACATACGCCCCGAAAAATATTTCGTCAAGCCCCTTGACAGATTGCAGAACGAAGTAGACACTCAAGGCTCAAGAGTAGTCCGAAGCAGGTGTTTTTGCAATACCTTTATAACTATTTGATTCTGGAGAAAATTATGAAAGAACCGAGCCATTTTGAACGATTAGCAGCCATCAATGTAAACGAACACATTGAGAAAAAAGGCGGTCTATCTTATTTGTCATGGGCGTGGGCTGTTGACCAACTGTTGCGCGAAGACCCTGACGCAAACTGGGTTTACCCAGAACCCAAAATTTACGGTGGTGGCACTGTAATGGTGTTTTGTACCGTAACGGCTTTTGGTAAACCCATGACCGCTCAATTGCCCGTAATGGACTATAAGAACCGAGCCGTACCTGACCCTGATTCGTTTGCCATGAACACCGCCATGCAAAGGTGTTTGGTAAAGGCTATTGCGCTTACAGGTATTGCTTTGTATATCTACTCTGGCGAGGACTTGCCTCGAGACGATACGAAAACGCCTGAAGTTAAAGTGGAAGAAGAAAAAACAGACAAGGAATTTGAGTCTTTTATAAAGGAGCATCTTCCGAATTTAGAGAACGCTGCGAAGTTGGGGCTTGCTGCGCTGCAAAAAGCACAAAAAGATATACCAAAGTCCCCAATGAAAGTTAAGTTGTGGATGGATGTTGCTGATATTTTGAAAGCAACCGCTAAAGCGGCTGACGATTCAGCGACAGAGGAAGAAATCTAATGGAACAAAAAACTCCAGAGTGGTTTCAGGCGCGTTGCGGTCTGATAACTGCATCAAAAATAGCCGACCTTATGGCTACGACCAAATCAGGACCTTCTGCGTCACGTGAAAATTACCTCGTAGACTTAGCTTTGCAAAGGCTGACGGGAACGCCCAATGATGAAAGTTTTACTAACCAAGCCATTGAAGATGGTGTGGAACGCGAACCGCTTGCAAGACAATGGTACGAAGCCGCCACTGGTAACTTGGTGGAAGAAGTGGGTTTGATTAAGCATCCAACAATAGAACGATCAGGCGCAAGCCCTGACGGATTAGTGGGTGATGGTTTGATTGAGATTAAATGTCCCATTAAAAAAACTCATTTTGCTACATTTAAAAACCGTGAGATACCTGCCAAATATCAATTGCAAATGTTTTGGCAAATGGATTGTCTTGGTCGCAAGTGGAATGACTTTGTATCTTTTAACCCAGAGTTTCCTGCTAATTTGCAGGGTATTATTATCCGATTGGAATGGGACGAAAAGCGCATCAACGAAATAAGGGAAGCGGTTATTAAATTTGATTCCGATGTGGAAGACGCATTATCTATTATGAGGACTATGCTATGAACTCGTTAAACCAATGTAATTTTATAGGTCGTCTTGGGAAAGAACCAGAATCTCGTCTGCTATCAACTGGTGCTTCTGTTACTAATTTTTCAATCGCTTGCGACTGGAAATCAAAAGAAGCAGAAGGCACGGAATGGGTGAACATTACCGCCTTTGGAAAACTTGCTGACCTGACACGCGATTATCTTTCAAAAGGTTCTTTGATATTTGTTTCTGGTCGTTTACAAACAGACAAGTGGAAAAACAAAGAAGGGTTTGACCAATACTCCACTAAAATCATTGCGGATAAAATCCAGTTCTTAAACAAGGTGGAAAAACCCGCAGACCATAAAGCGCAGGCTTCTGGTGATGATTCTGATATTCCATTTTAGGAGAAAATTATGTCAAACATAAAGACTTTACAATATGGC